AAGTAAAACCATATAGGAAGATATGAGTACTTCTGGAACCGTAGCGTTTAATCTAGACCTTAATAACCTCATTGAAGAGGCTTTTGAGCGTTGTGGTACGGAATTGCGTACGGGTTACGATATGCGGACTGCCCGCAGGTCTTTGAACCTTTTGACGATTGAGTGGGCTAACCGTGGTATTAACCTGTGGACAATTGAGCAAGGTCAGATTCTATTCACTACAGGACAAGGCTTATACCCAATGCCCGTAGATACTATTGACATCTTAGATGCGGTAATTCGTCAGAATAATGGTGTTGCAAGTAATCAAGTTGACATCAATATTAGTCGTATTTCAGAGTCTACTTGGGCAACAATACCTAATAAGTTAACCACTGGACGCCCTATTCAGATGTGGTTTAACCGCCAGTCTGGTCAGTCTAATACGTCCTCAGCAACCCTAGCTAGTACGATTACGTCAACAGCTACGACTATTCCTGTTTCTAACGCTAGTTACTTATCGACTACAGGTTTTATTAAAATTGATTCTGAAGTCATTAGCTACTCCAATGTGACAGGCAATAATCTAATTAATGTAAACCGTGGGCAAAACGGTACGACTGCTGCGGCACACACTTCTGCTGCGGTGATTACAGTTCAAAACTTACCTGCTGTAAATGTCTGGCCCACACCTGACGCAGGCGGTGGTCCATATACCTTTGTCTATTGGAGACTACGTAGAGTCCAAGACGCTGGCACAAATGGCACTTTTGAGCAGGACATACCTTTTAGATTACTACCTTGCATGGTGGCAGGATTGGCTTTCTACATGGCTCAGAAGCTACCTGACGGGCAAATGCGGCTACCCTTTTTAAAACAGGAATACGAGGAGCAGTGGCTCATGGCTTCTACGGAGGACAGAGAAAAAGCCGCTTCTAGGTTTGTTCCTAGGGCGAACTTCTATGCCTAATAAATTTAGTAGTGGCAAATTTGCGATTGCCGAATGTGACCGATGCGGTCAGCGGTATAAGCTAAAGGAGCTTAAAAAGTTAGTTGTTAAGCAGCAAATAAAGAATATTTTGGTATGCCCTAGTTGTTGGGATCCAGATCAGCCGCAGTTGTCGTTAGGTTTATACCCAGTTGACGACCCACAGGCTGTACGGGAACCACGCCCTGATATAAGCTATCAGGTATCTGGAAGTAGCGGTTTACAACTGAATGGAAGTAACGATAATACCGAAGAAGGTGTTGGTTTTCCAGAAGGTGGTAGTAGAATATTTCAGTGGGGATGGAACCCTGTTGGCGGTGCTAGAGACGATGGATTAACCCCCAACAACTTAGCTCCAGAAGGTCAGGTAGGTAGTGTAACGGTAACAACAACATAAGGAGTTGAAAATGTTTAAGAAAAGCGCAGATGGGATTGCTAAAAAAGGCAAGACTGAAGGTAAAAACTTAGGTGATAGCGGTCCTACAGTCTTGGGCATGAAGGCAAAGCCAAAGATGGGTGGTAAAGACCAGATGGTAATGAAGAAAATTGGACGTAATTTAGCAAAAGTTCAGAACCAAGGCATGATGCGTAAATCCGCTGGAAGGGGTCGATAATGCCTAAATTCTCTAAAAAAGTAATGGGTAAGGAAGTCGGAGACGCTAAAGTCTATGCTAAGCCGCATACAATGGACGGCAAACCTGTTACTGTTAAAGACACCACGGGTGCTCAAGAAATGGCTAACATGAATATTTCTGTTGATGGGATTAGTAAAGGTAATGGTAGACCCGTAAATCAATACGGCAAGATTGAGATGCGTGGTGCTGGTGCAGCAACCAAAGGTCGTATGTCTAGCGGGAAGATGGGATGAATTACACGCAGTTAACGTCCGCTATTAAAGGCTTTGCTGAGAATGACTTCCCAGCGACAGTAGGGTCGTTTACGTCTGCCGAGCAGATTGCTAGGTTTGTACAGCTTGCCGAGCAAAGTGTTTTTAATACCGTACAGCTACCTGCGTTTCGCCAAAACGTTACAGGTAATATGACTAGTGGCAATAAGTACGTAGCAACCCCCACAGATTGGTTAGCTACCTTTAGTTTTGCGGTGATTAATGCGGTAAATGAGTATAAATACTTACTAAATAAAGATGTTAGCTTTATCCGTGAGTCATTCCCAAGTACAGACGCTGCGTTCTTTGGAGAACCTCAGTATTACGCTGTATTTAACGATAACACCTTTATTCTTGGACCTACCCCAAACGCTAGTTATGCTACAGAGCTTCATTATTTCTACTATCCACCTTCAATTGTGACGGCTGGGACGTCTTGGCTGGGAAATAATTTTGATTCAGTGCTCTTATATGGTGCTTTAATAGAAGCGGCTAATTTTATGAAATCCGATGCCGATGCGGTTACTTTATACAAAGAACGTTATGTTAGAGCCATGACAGAACTTAAACAATTAGGTGATGCAAAAGATGGTCAAGACTCCTATAGAAATGGACAAGTAAAGTACCAAGTCAGATGATTAATAAAGTTCCAAACTTATCAGGTAAAAGCATTGCTATTGTGGCAATGGGCAAATCCCATAGTCAGTTTATCCTAGCCAAGACCCATTCTCAGCCAATTGATGAAGTATGGGCAATTAACGCTATGGCAGGGGTCATTTACCACGACCGAGTCTTTATGCTAGATCCAGCCAGCCGATTCCTAGACAGTGATGATGCAGGCACTCAAACTGGACTTATGCGGTCGGTACTAGAGAAGCACACAGGACCAATCTATACCTGTGAACTAGACCCCCGTTGTCCTGGATTAGTAGAGTTTCCCCTAGATGAAGTAATGAATGCTTGCGGGACGGGATACTTTAACAACACCGTAGCCTTTGCTATTGGTTATGCAATTGCTGCCAAAGTAGGGCAAATCCACCTGTATGGGATTGATTTTTCTTACAAAAACGTAGTCCACTTTGCTGAGGCAGGTAGGGCGTGTTGCGAGTTTTTACTGGCAAAGGCAATGGAACGGGGTATTAAGGTTGGTATAGCTCAAGGATCATGCCTGTTAGACACCAGCGAGCCGACTATTAGTAAGCTGTACGGCTATCATCGTCTTAAGGATCCGTTGGTCGTAGGGCTAGAAAACGAGCGATTTGTGGCTAAAAAGTACTCAGAAGTTAAAGATACGGTAAAAGACGAGGTGGAGTACAACCCACCAGAAGCAAAGAGGACATAAATGTTTGAAATTAAAACTGGCGATATTATCAGCCCTCTCGTAAAAACAAGTAATTATGGCGGTTTACCGCTTGAAGAATTGACAGAACTCTGCGTAAATAGGATCATTGGGGTATCAGAAACTGCCCCGCCCGAAATTCGAGAGCAAGCAAAGTATTTCAGAGAAGCATTAGAGCGTACAATCTCTGAATATTTGAGTCGTGCAGCACAGTCCGAAAGGGCTAGTTGTATTCAAATTTGTGTACAGGGCGGTGAAGTTGAGGCTGCTAATTTATTAAGGAGAATTTAAATGGCTTTTACAGGTAACTTCATGCCAACTTCTTTTAAGGTTCAAATCTTACAAGGTGTGCATAACTTTTCAACTGGCTCTGGTCAGACTTTTAAACTAGCTTTGTATAACAACTCAGCGTCTTTTACGGCGGCTACCACGGCTTATACAACAACTAACGAAGTAGCAGCTTCTGGTTCGTATGCATTAGGAGGCGGAACTCTAACTAAAGTTACTCCAACTTCTTCTGGAACTACAGCACTTACTGACTTTGCGGACTTATCGTTTACTACTGCGACCATTACAGCATTTGGCGCTTTAATTTATAACGACACCGCAACAGGTAATCCAGCCGTAGCTGTTCTAGACTTTGGTGGTTCTAAGGTTTCTACTTCGGGTACGTTTACGATTGTGTTCCCAGCGGCTACTGCGACTGGTGCAATTATTCGCATAGCTTAAGAGGCTAAAAATGCCTCTTGTCGTTAAAGACAGAGTTAACGAAACCTCAACCACGACTGGTACGGGGACGTTTACTCTTGCTGGTGCTGTTACAGGCTTTCAAACCTTTGCCGCTATTGGTGACGGTAATACGACCTATTACGCAATCGTCCTTCAAGGCGGTTCTGAATTTGAAGTAGGGCTTGGAACATATACGTCTAGCGGAACGACATTAAGCCGAGATACGATTCTTTCTTCAAGTAATTCAAACAATGCGGTGAACTTCTCCGCTGGAACAAAGAACGTATTTTGCGATTACCCAGCTCCTAAAGCGGTATATGGGGATTCTACAAATACAGCATTTCAAGCTCAGTTTGCGGCATCTAACGGTTTAATGATGAATAACATGACTGTAGGGACGACATTTACGATTCCAACGGGTTATTCGGCTAGTTCGGTAGGACCTGTAACTGTATCGGGAGGGGTAACAATAACGGTGCCTTCGGGGAGCCGTTGGGTGGTGCTTTAAATGTTTGGCTTTTTCCCGTTTTCGGGCGCACCGTTTTCTGATCTTGGAGTATCCATTGTTTCTGTTAGCGTAAATGCTACTGGAGTTTCTGGCACAGGTCAGGTAGGCGTAGTAACTGTTCAAGCCAATGCAAATGTTAGTGTAACGGGCGTTTCTGGAAATGGTTTAGTAGGGCAAGTTGCTGTCACAGGTGGAGCTAATGTTCTAGTTACAGGAGTTGCAGGCACAGGGCAGGTTGGTAGCGTAGCGGTTACGGGTAGTGCGGTAGTAGACGTTACGGGATTAAGTGCTACAGGGCAGGTCGGTA